AAGAAATCATTAAATGATCAAATGCCTAACAATCGATCAAAAGTAGTAGTAGAATTAATTAACTTTCTCAAATCCAATCCAGGATATAGAAGTCATAATAAATGTTGGCTTTATATCATGAAAAACCCACATGTGCCAAATGTAGGTGAATTCCCAAAGAATCAATATTTATCAACTAGAGAAATTTATATAATGGATATTAAAACAAGAATTTGTCAGAGTGCTGTTGAATCTATTTTTAGGAAAATTGCAACTTATTCTAATAAAGAGTTTCTTTCAAAACCTGAATTTAAAGTATCTACACAACAGAATCATTCAGAGTACTCTATTAGAAGTCTTTCTGACTCAGCTGTGAATATAGTGATAGAAGAAACAATAGATAACACTAAATGGTCACAGAATTTTGTTTGCATGATATTTGTTTGGTTTTGTCTACCATTATTTTCTATTATGCCTGGTTATACAAAATTAATGATAGCTACTTTCTTAAATATGTGTAGAAAGTATGTTGAGATACCGAAAATTCTATTATCAAATTGGTTAGAAAATCCTGAAAGAGATGTAGAAGAAGTCTTAAAACCTTATAAAGATAGATTTCTTAAAGAAGGAGAGATAAGTTTTCACAACATGAGCCATATGGGTCAAGGAATCTTCCATTTTGTTTCGAGTATATTACACTGCTGTCAATGCATGTTAAGAGATTATATTATAAAATATAAACAAATGAATATAACTGTGCTAGACATGATAACATCGGATGATCGTAAATCTACCATTGTAATGACAGTTGAACAATATAAAAACAATTATTATTATAAATATAAAGATATTGATTTTTTAACAAGAAGGTTAATGGCAATAAATCAATCTGTTGAAAAAAGTAGTACATCAAATGTAATATCAGAATTTAATTCATGCTTTGTAATAGGTAATAGCAACTGTACTCCTACAATAAAATGGGCATTAAGTTCAACTGAAAATAAGATAAGTGAATCAATATCTTCTCTAATGCAATCTCATTATAATGCAACAAGAGATATAAAAACAAATGGAGGAAGTTCTCAACTATGTCTTCTTTCTCATTTTATAAATAAAAATTATATAGA